AACCAAGGAATTTTATACTCGAAAATGTTAAAGGTTTACTTTCTCACAACAAAGGACAAACTTTCGAGACAATGCTTGGGATTCTCTCCAACTTGGGGTATATCGTTGAATGGGAATTGCTCAATAGTAAGAACTACGGAGTCCCACAGAGTAGGCAAAGAGTGTATATTGTCGGACATCTTAGAGGACAAAGTCAACCAAAAGTATTTTCTTTCAGAGAAGGGAATGGAGTATCTGAAACGAGCAGAAAAAAGGAGAGGGAAAGGAGTAGCCAAGTTTCATCAACGATAACCTCTAATTATAAAAGAGGTACTCACGCAATGGGAGAACAATATATATTAGAGCCAAAAGAACTCACTAAAAATATAGGACAAGGACAAAGAGTTTATTCTATAAATGGTGCTAGTGTATCGATAAAAGCATTAGGTGGTGGACAAGGTGGTAAAACAGGTTTATATAAAATACGACAAGGCAAAACTCAAGTCAGAAGATTGACACCAATCGAATGTGAAAGATTGCAAGGTTTCCCTGACAATTGGACAGAAGGGTTGTCCGACACCCAAAGATATAAATGTATGGGGAATGCAGTAACTACAAATGTAGTTAAATGGGTGGTAACACAATTATATAAAAAGGAGATGGGATGAAAATAGACAGATGGAATCTGATTGGAAACATAAAAAAGATAATAGATCAGAAAAAAAAGAAACAAAAAGATGACAAATGGATTAAATCAATTGCAGAAGATTACACAAGATTTCTCAATTGGTTATCTAAAAGTCCAAATGTATATAACAGATTAAAAGTAATAGAAAAAAATCACATAGTAGAAATACATTTTAGATTTATATTCCATAAAGAAAGTGAGGAAAAAAATGGCAAAAGATAAAATAACCTATGTCATAGAAGTAAGTTCAGCATATGATGGTTTAGAAGATGCGATTTCAAAACTTGATTTTCTAAAGAAACCATTATACATTGCAAAGATGAGAGGCGAATATGATAGTGGTTCAGTATTAGAATATATTGCTGATATAACTAAAATAGATTTAATATCTGAAAACTTTGAACTACATAAAGAAAGTAAGGTGAAGTAATGAACCAATGTGAAGAATGTAATGTTGTATTAGATGGTAAAAACAATGAGAATCATAAAGAAATGTGTGATGATTGTTTACAAGATAATGTTTCTCCAAGATATGACAATTCAGAGAACGATGATTGGGGAAATCAATTTAGAAACTTTAAATTAAATATATTAAATAAGGAGTATTAACAATGAGTACATATGTAATCATAGCATTTTTATTGTGGATGGTACAAACAATTGTTACATTTGCAATATTAGAAAAAAAGAACGAAGAGATAAGCAATTATAAAAATTGGGCAGAATCTGCACAAGAAGAACTTAATAGACACAAGTACGAAGAGAGGAAATAAAATGAATAAGAATGCATTATTAGGGGAAAAAGGAGAAGCATTTGTTCGATATGATTTATATAAACAAGGTGCAACAAATGTAATGTCAAGTTGGAATGGATGTGGCTATGATTTAGTATTTCAATACAATAAAAAGTTTTATAAAATACAAGTCAAAACAACTGAAACAATACGAACAAAACCTAGTTACCACGAACAACAGAATAAAACATATACATCAAAAATGTATAGATGGCAAACAAAGAAAGCAAAAAGAAAAGTAAAGTGTAGTTCGTATGAAAAAGATGATATTAATTTATTTGCTTTGGTTTGCCTAGATGGTCCAATAGAAAAAATTATTTATCATCCCTTTACAAAAAGAACAGATATAACTAGAAGTGTAAATAAAATAAAAAATGTAGATACTTCTGAAACTTTCAAAGATACTTTAAAAGGAATTAATTAAATGAGACCTCAAGATAAATACAAATGTGCTACCTATTACGGAAGAGATTGGAAAGTACCTAAAGGATATCCGTTTGATAAAAAATCACAACAAGATATTAAACAGATGAAAAAAGAACACGGAAATGGTTGGTGGGTATTTGTAGGTAAGTACCTTTACAAGTAAAAACATTGGGTAGATGATCTATTTAATTAACTAAATAAATTAATGCTATTTAATTTTATGTTAATGTCCTGCGAGAGATATTTTATCTACCCAAATAATATTAGGTGAGAAAGAAAACAAGTATTAAGTTATGTGTATGGTTATAGGAATGATAAAAGATTTAAAGAGAGAGTTGCCCATAACATCTGCAATGGATGTTATTTATTCCTATATTAACCTAAACCTCAACAACTCTCTCTTTTTTTTAATGGGTGTAAACTTTTTTGCAAAGAGTCGTAAGAAAGGTAAAGTCCTTATTAATTATACACCCATTACATTTAACCCCTACCTCGCAAACTAGGAGATATTATGAGTTTTGTTAATAGAGTTGAAAAAAGATTAGATGAATGTGATAAAGACATAGATGATATTTGGGATAAAGTATTTGAGTTATTTAAAATAACTGAAGCACAGGGAAATCATTTAAAAAAACTTTTAACTGACAAGGCATACGAAGAAGCAAGTATAAAAAAACCTAAAAAAACTACAAAGAAAAAGTGAATATAGTAGAGATCTATGACAAATATATCAGTTCTTTAAACGATAAGAATACTGATGATAGGTACAAAGGAAAGGAACATTGGTTTCATGCAAGTTCAGCAGGTACTTGTATAAGAAAACAATACTATCGACACATAGAAAAAGTTCCCGAACCATCTTTTCCTAAAAACACTATGCGTTTATTTAGATTGGGTAATTTAGTACACGATGATATACAAGGAGCAGTATTATTACATTCTAAAAATTCCAATGATGAAGTTTACATAGAAAAAGAAATACAAATAGATGATTGGAATGTCAGAGGTTTTTTAGATTTGTTAGTAGTTTCAGACAATGAATTATATGATATTAAAACTTGCAATCATAAAAAGTTTAAAAGTATTAGTGGAGATTTAAATAGATTTAACGAACCAATAAATTATTATTTACAACTAGCCACATATGGGTATTGGTATGAACAAAAAAGTGGCAAAGAATTATCAAAGATGGCTTTATTATATTATAATAAGGATACATCTGAGATGCACGAGATACAAGTAGACAAAAGTTATATTGACCAAGCACAAAGTTATTGGTTTAATGTAAAGCAACAAGTAAATTACGAACCTGAAATAAAATTAGGTGTTGCACCAAGAGCAAAATGGGAATGTAATTATTGTAATTATTTTGAACATTGTGGAGAGGGATACACAGATGGCAAGAGGAAGAATTTTAAGTAGACAGATAGCAATAGATATTAAGTTTAATAAATTAACCATATCACAACAATGGTTGTTTATGAGATTGCTACCATTCACAGATGATTATGGTAGAGTCAATGGAAACTTAGAAGAATTGCATTTACAAATGCTACCTGCATACAAAGATTTTGAAGTAAATAAGATGAGATCAAACTTAAACGCACTACAAAAAGCAGGAATGATTGAATGGAAAGAGAACATAGTAATTCAATTTATAAATTTTAATAAGCATCAAAAGATAGGACATAGAAGAGCAAAGTCTGAATATCCTAGTCTCAATGGGGAAGTTGATGTAAATACAGATGAAGAAAAAAAAGAATTCAGAGTTGTTAATGGCAAGATACTAGCACATTGTTCTAAGTGTGACAGAGATTACTATTTTAGATACGACTATGAAACACAAAAAGAGAGTCCTTGTTGTAAGGTCCCATTCAAACCATAAAAAAAAGGAGATAATATGGCTGAAAGTAAAAAGAAAGTAGATAATGTATTTGAGACTTTATCTGCTATAAATGTAAATGAATATGTAGAGAAAAAAGGTAACTTTAATTATGTTAGTTGGGCTAATATAGTTTCAGTTGTTAAGAAAAAATATCCTAGTATGACTTGGGGTGTTGAAGAATATGAAAAGAGTTACAAGAAAGAGAGTGTTGTAATCACAGAGAAAAGACCTTATATGGAAACCCCATCAGGTTTTTATGTAAAGACTTGGGTAGAAATAGATGGTGTAAAACAATATTTTACCCACCCTGTTTTAGATAATAGAAATAGGGCATTGATGGAAGTTAACTCATTTCAAATAAACACTTCTACTATGAGATGTTTAACAAAGAACTTGGCTTTATTTGGAGCAGGTTTATACATCTACGCAGGTGAGGATTTGCCTAATGAATAACAATTTAAATGAATGTATCATAACTATTAAGCTCAGCTATGCTGAGCTTAATAAAACATTAGCATCTTTAAAAATTACTAAAGACGATAAAAATAATGAACTAACTGATCTTGATATTTTAATAAAAGATTTTGAAAAAATTTTAGAAGGGGCTAGAGATTATCAAATAAACAAAAATCTTGACAAACAACAACCAAACTTACCACAAGTGAAAATAGAAAATGAGTTACAAGAAAGAGAAATGTTTTGTGAAAAGTGTGAGTAATAAAAAAACTCTTGATGTAATTAACCCTGCATATTATACAAAGGGTATAGAAGTAACAAAGTTTATTTTAAGTTGGTGTATGGATTTTTGCGAAGGTAATATTATTAAATATATTGTAAGATATAAATATAAAAATGGTTTAGAAGATTTATATAAAGCAAGAAAATACCTAGACCTTTTAATTGAAGAAAAGGAGAACAAATAAACTTTGT